GGTCTTGTTCTTCTTGGCGTTGCTCTTCTTGATGATGGTCTCGATGCTGCCCGCGCCGTAGCCCATGGCCTTCAGGCACTTGCGCACGTTCTCCTCGTTGTCCGCCGCATTGGTTTCCAGCCAGGACGCAATGCTCTTGACCATCGTGGAGCTGCCGTATGTCTGGCACATCCAGCTGTAAACCTTCGCCGCCTGCCTGCTGTCTCCGCGCTTGATGGATTCATACAGGCCGCTGCTGTTCTCGCTCTTCACCCAGTCCAGCGTCTTCTCCGCGATCCCGGCCTCGTCATACGCGCCGGAGGCGAGGATCTTCTTCACGATCCCCTGGGCCTTCGCCTTGTTTCCGCTGACCAGAGCGTCCACGAAGTCCTTCTGATAGGCCTGCCGCACCTGGGTCTGGATCTCGTTGTCCGTCCTCCCCTGCTTCTTCGCCTGGGCGACGGCATCCTTGATCTGCTTCTCGGTGCCGCTCGCCAGCGCCTTCGCCAGCGCGTCCTTGGCCACGTTCTCGCCCACCGTCGCATAGTTGCCCTGGTCAGCGTGCAGCTCCTGGGCAAAACTCTTGGTACTTGTGCTCGTCGCGGGCTTCTCCTGCAGCGCGTTGAATGCCGTGTTCACCATGGCGTTGATGGTCTTGGTGCCCAGCTTGTACCGGGTCTCCATCTCCTGCACGGCTTTCTCGTAGGTCGTGAAGTCCTCCCGGTTGAGTGCCTGCGCCGCCTTGTCCACCAGCGGGTTGATCTTCGGGAACTCCGCCTTGAACTTGCCAATCAGCGTCCCCGCCGAAGCCCCGGCCTTCTGGGCCGCGTTCACGATCTTGTTGAACGTCGCGCTCTCGCCGTGCTCCTTGTACTCGGTCATCATCAGCGCCGTCCAGATCTCGGTGTTCACTTTCCGGTTCGCCGCCTCGCCGGTCTTGGCCGCCTTGTTGTACACGTAGCTATTTTGCGCCGCCGCCAGCCGCTGCTCCATCGGCAGCCGGATGTCCCAGGCGTCCCCCTCGGTCGTGCCCGCGGTGACGAACTCCTCCCACACTGTGCGGGCGAAGGAGTACACATCCCGGTACACGTTGCTCAGCGGTACGCCGGTCAGGTTGGACACCACCTGCATGCCGTAGTAGGCCGTCCGCTCCGGATCCGCCGTGCCGCCCTGGGCCAGCTTTATCAGGTTGCGCACCAGGTAGCCCGCGGAGGTCACCCAGGTCATGCTCATGTCGTTGCTGATCTCCTCGCCGGTGAAGATACCCTTCGCGATGTCAGCATACACGCCGCCCAGGCTCGTCAGGCTGTCCAGCACGCCAGGCCACCACTGCTCCGCCACCTTGTCCCAGTAGGTCTTCCGGCCCACGATGCGCTTCTTCCTGTTGCCGTCCTCGTCGATGTATTCCTCGTATTTCTTGTCGTCCTTGCTCCGCGCGGCGCGCACCAGCGCCGCCAGCGCGGATGTCAGCATGACGCTCACCACGATGGCCATGCTGTTGCGGGTCAGCATCACCGCGCCCTCCTGCATCGCCTTGGTTCTCGCCTCGCCCTTGGGCATCCGCGCGGCCTCCTGCATCCGCATCGCGCCGCGCAGCAGCATGTTGTACTGGGCAATCGGTTCGTTCATGAAGGCCATGAAGTTCGCCATCCTGCCCTTCTCCATCGCCCACGCGGAGCGCTGGAACACGCTGTCAATCACCTGGGTCTTGTCGATCACCTCGGTGAACCTCTGGCCGCACAGCTGCAGGAACGCCTCGCTCTTCGGATCCATGTCCTTGTGCGCCGCGGCCTGCTCGCTCTTCACGGCCTCCCAGATCTGCGTCCAGTTGAGCTTGTCCATGTAGCCCGCCGCCGCGCCGCTCGCGTCGTTGATCCTGCTCATCAGGGTCGTGCGGTTCCGGCTGGCCAGGTTGCCGGTCTGCTGGGTGTCCAGATAGCCCCAGTCCTTCTCCACCGCAATCCAGGCGTACTTCTGTAGCTCCGCCCAGGTCTGGTTGACCCGGAGGGGATTCACCTTGCTGATGCCCTTGAGCACATGGCCGGGATTGATCTCCGCCATGGCGCGCACGCCTGCGCCTGCCTGCTGCAGCACCACGGAGAGGTTGCCGCCCACAGCCGCGGCCTTGGCCTTGCTGGTGAAGCTGTTAAGCCAGCTGTTTCCGTGCTCGTGGGCCGCGTTGCCGTTCAGTGTGGAGAGGAACCGCACCAGGTACTGCACGCTCTCCTTGCCGTAGGCCGCCTCCATCTCGGTCTTGATGTTCCGCCCGCGCCCGATGATGTCGCCGTCGTCGTTGCGGATGATGTGCTGATAGTTCAGCAGCCGCGTCATGTCCTCGATCGGCAGCACAAAGGCGTTGTAGTCGGCCATCTTCTCCACGTGCTGGCACCACACCTCGGTGAAGCCGCGGATGTTCAGGGCGTTGTTCGCGCCCACGGTCAGGGCCTTGGTCTGGCTGCCCACCTTGATGCGCTGATCCTGCGCCTCGGCCACCTTCGCCTCCACCGTGCTCTTGACCACCTCGAAGGGGAAGTAATACTTCTCGGTGAACTTGTCCACGCCGTAGAGCTGCCGTGTGATCTCGTTGCCCCACTCGGCCACCTCGGTCGAAAGGTAGCCCACCGCCTCGTCCACGAAGCCCTTCTGCTCGTCGGTCAGCGTGTCGATGATGGCGTTGATGTCGTCCAGGAACAGCACCATGGGCTTGTTCGTCGTGCTCCGGTCTCTGTCCGCCAGCATGATGCCGCCGGTCAGCAGGTGGTTGGTCACGCCGTCCTTCTCGCGCTTGTAGGTCGCGTAGATGCTCATGGCCTCCTGGTCGGTGATCCTCAGCTTCTCGCCTGTCTTCAGGGTGATCTCCACGGCCTTCTCGCGCCGCTTCTTCTGGGTCTCGGCCCCGCTCCTGTTGAAGCTGTCCCGCATGTGGTACTTGTCCAGCAGCTCGTTCAGCTTCTCCTCGGCGCCCTGCATCAGGCGCACCTGGGTGCCCTCGGCATTGCGCAGGCTCCGGTCTCCCTCATAGAACAGCCGGTTGAACTCGGTGTCCCGCATCATGTCGAAGTAGGTGACGGGCTTCATCATGCCGTTCTTCAATCCCGCGTTCAGCCACTCGGTGATCCTGGTGCCGGTCTTCTTCTCGCCGTGGGTCTCCACGTACTTGTCCACCTGCTCCAGCGCCGCCTCGCCGATCTCCTCGATCCTCCGGCCCTTGGCGTCCGTCAGCGCGCGGTTGGCGTTGTTAATCATCGCCTCCATGCCCCGCATGATGCGCTCCAGGTCGGTCATCTCCTGCATCGTCAGGCGCTCCGCCTTGGTCAGCCGGTAGTCCTTGGAGCCTTTGATTCCGCGCTGTGCCGCCATGCCGTCGGCCTTGGTCTTCAGAGAGTCGCGCAGCCTGGCGATCACCTCCGGCAGATCCTCGTCAAACAGGATGTAGGAGCCGTTCTCCGGCGTTGTCCTGGCGGTCTGATAGGCCTCCAGCAGCTGTCCCACCAGGTCAGCGTCCATCTTGGCCCGGCCCGCCGCGTCCAGCGCCGGAGCCGTCGCGCCCTCCGGAATGAAGGTGCCGTCATAGTCCACGGCCCGCAGCAGCCTGTCCACCACGTCGTTCAGCTCGCGCGGGATAAAGCCCCGGCTCGTGTTCGACGGATCCATGGCCATGCGCTGCAGCCGGTTCTTGATCTTTACCACGTGGTTCTTCAGCTTGTTGTATTCCTCGTTCTCCGCCCGACGGTGCGCCTGGTCTGCCACCTTCTCGCGCCAGCTCTGGGCGATCCTCTCCTGCTCCTTCCTGGCGTTCTTCAGCATCTCGACGGTGCGGGCCTGCCGCTTCTCCGCGCCGATCAGCTTGTCCATCGCCTTGTTGACCCTCTGTTCGGTCTCCCGCAGCTGCTCCTTCAGCGCGTCCATGCCCTGGATGATGCGCCGGTTCTCCTTCGAGAGCCTGGTCGCCTCCGCGCCGGTCATGGCCCTGGTGAAGCTGTCGTCCTCCAGATAGGCCTGGAACAGCTCCGCCGTCAGTCTGGCCTTCGCAGTCTCCACGCCCTCCGGGTGTCCCTCGTTGTAGTCCGCGGATTCGTAGCGGTTCACCACCTGGGGCTTCAGCCTGTCCAGCGCGTCCAGCACCTGGGCGATCATGTCCTCGGTGTCGTTCACGTCAGGATCCACAATGCCGGGGAAGTTCCTGGCGAAGGTCTCATAGTCGCCGTCAATGCCTCCGTGGGCGTTGCGCCGCTCCCGGTGATCCCGGCTGCCCTGCCATTCGGTCGCGCCGGTCTCCGCGTTCTCGCCCAGCTTGGCCGTGCTCCGCATCCATACGCCGGTCTTGTCCTTGATCCACTTGCGGATCTCGTTGGCGTTGCTCGTGCCCACAATCTCGGACAGGGTGCCCCAGTCGCTCTCATGGATGCCCTGGATCAGCGATGTCAGCCAGCTCCGCACCTCGTCCCCGTCGTAGCCCATGGCCGTCGCCGGGTCGTAGATCACATCCGCCTGGTTCACCGCGTCCGCAGCGATGTCGCCCAGCATCTCATAGGCCATCTCCACGTCGCCGCTTCTCTCCGCGTTGAGCATCACCGTGAAGGTCTTGTCCAGGTTCTCGCGCAGGTTCTTCAGGCTCACCTTGGTGCCGGTCTCGTCCTTGATCTTCCTGGCCAGCCGGTCGATGGATGCTGCCGAAGGCGCAGCGGGCAGGCCGTCGGGCCGCTTCCGCATGATGTCGATCAGCGTGTTCGCCGCCTGCAGCGCCTCGCCCAGGTCGTTGTTCTCCCGGATCAGCCGCTCGGTCTCGGAGTCATGATCCTCAATGTCCGTCAGGGAATACCGGATGTCCTTGTTGTCCGTCTTGAAGCGCTCACTCAGCGGAATCACCTTGCCGTCGTTGCCACGGGTGACAAGTTCGGCAGATTTAATCTGTTTTGGCTCGATTGCCACATAGAGGTTTTTCCCTTCGTAATCACCGGTTCCTTTGATTATAATTCCGTCATAATCTCCATTCTGCATTTCCGAAAGAAGATCATCTGAATGATCGTCATAGTAATCGTCCGGATTCACCATACTTGGAGTCGTCACTTCATAAGGATTGGTGATTCTCAAATACGCATCAATGACCCTGGCGCTCTCTCCTCCTGCGAGCTCGGCGTACCTTTGTGCCGTCTTTGCCTTGCTCGTGAAGAAAAATCCGCCGCCCTCGCTCTGTCTATAGTTTTCCCCTATGTGTTTTTTATCGAATTCTGTAAAAGTATTGCCAGTACCATGATATGCGCGTATGGTATAGCCCGCAGCCCTCGCGGCTTCGTCTACCATGCGCGCCATCGTTTCTTCGTCATTGTTTTCTACCGCGCGCAAATATTCCGGGTCACTAAACTCATTTCCACCAAATTTTGCATTGTATCTTGCAAGCTCTTGAAGTAAAATTCTTATGCGCTTGGTAAGCGAAGGTGCTGTCGTATTGGCCGCACCACTTGATAATAGTTTACCAGGCGTTTTGATTTTCCCCGCATCGAATGCTTCTACAAATACAGCATCATGGAAATAATACCCGTTCTTTTTTGTATTTTGATTCTGAGCGATAATAACTCCCATATAGTATGGGTCGCCATTCCACTCTACTTGTGCCGCAATCACGGCAGCATCAATCGTTTTCCCTTTGTGGTCGTTTTCAGTGTAGATCACCTTTCCTTGTTCTATCACTGTTTTGACAGCTCTTAATAATCCCAGCTTACGTGGCGTCGGATACTGAGAAACAAAGTGCTTTACGCCTTCTTTTTCTAACGCCACCTTCCCGAACACCGGGCTGTCTGCACTGTTTCCAATATCATCGAAATACTGGATCATATCAGTATTGAGATGTCCTTTACTATTCGCAAAAGGATTGCCGTTTAAGCTGATAAGTGGTCTTGCATTTGCTACGTATTTTCTGTTTTCTTCCAGCGTTTTCTCATCAAATACATCAGCATTCCCGCTTTTATCCGTCAGCTGATACTGTTCCTGCGTCTCCGCCTGGTTCTCCGCCTCCGCCTGCTGGGCGGTTGCGTAGGCGTTCAGGATCATGTCCGCCGTGCTGTAGACCTGGTTCATCTTCTCCTGGTCGGCGTCCAGCACCGCGCTGACCTCCGGGTTCAGCCTGGCCGCGCGCTGCATCATCTGCCGCAGCTCGTTCACCACGCGCTTCACAAACTCCGCGGCCTTGGCCAGCACGCCCTTGCCCTCGCTGTCCGCCTTGTTGAACAGCTCGTTCAGCTGCTCCTCCCTGGTGAACAGGTCGAACAGGCTGTCCGCCGCCAGCTCCTCCATCGCTTCCTCGCGCGTCAGCTCCTGGTTGGCGCGCTTTTTGTAGTCCTCCTGCTTCTCCGCCACGCGCGCGTCCAGATCCCAGCCGGTCTCCTCCAGCGCGCCGAACAGCTGATCCCGCAGCACGTTCGCCGCGGTCGCGTTCCAGTTCTCCAGCAGGTGGAACACCTCATGCCCAGCGGCCCGCGTCAGGTTGCTGTCCGCGCTGCCGATGTTCAGCATCACCATATTCCCGCCCGCGTACATGCCGGCGACGTTGGCAGGCATGTTGCTGCCCAGGTTGAAGTGGATCCCGTACTTCTTGCCCATCTGATCCAGCACGTACAACTGCACCGTCTGGGTCGCGCTCAGCCTCCGCACGTTCACCGAAGCGTCCAGCGAAGCCCCGCCATAATGCGCGAAGTCCTCCGCCGTCGCCCACGGCTTATTCTTCAGCAGGTTCTCGACATAGGTTCTCACGCTCTTGCCCACGGACTTGTCCACGCCGATGCGCTCGCCCTCGCTCGTCAGGCTCCTCGCCCCCGCCTCGTATGCCGCCCGTGCCGACGCATCGCTGATGGCCTTGCCCGCCACGTTCAGCATGCTCTCGTTCTGGTTCCTGCCGTACTGGTAGTAGCGCGCGAAGTCTCTCCGCAGCGAATCCAGCGGCATGCTCTCATGCTCCGCTACCGCCAGGAAGGCCCGCGCGGCGTCCGCGTCCCGGAAGCTCGTCGCGATGTCATACGCGCCCAGCTGCCATGCCGACGTGAAGCGAACGTCGCCCAGCTTCACCGTCTTCTTGTTCCCCTCGGCGTCCGTCACCTCCACCTGCGCGCCGTTCTTCTCGTCGTGCTGGGTGGTCACGATCCCCGTCACCTGGGTCTCGCCGCCGTCCACGGTTGCGGGCGCAGCAAACACAGTCCGGCGGTCGTTCTCTTCGCTCTCCTCCTGGATGGCCTCCATCACGTCCGCCTGGGTCACTGGCTCCTGCCTGGTCTCTTGCTCATTCAGCTGTTCCGCCTCGGCCCGTCTCTCCGCAGGCGTTGTCCTGGGTGTGGGTGCAGTCTCATCGGTTGTCTCGGTCGCAGCTGCCGTCCTGGTTTCTTCCTGGTTCAGCCGCGCGGCCTCGTCCTTCTCCGCCTCGATGTCCCGGCGCGGTTCTGGCGTCCTGCCCTCCTGTTCGGCAGCGGGTTCCGCCGCCGGTTCCGCCGCCAGCCTGGTCTCCTCCTCGTTCAGCCGCGCCGCCGCGTCCTTCTCCGCCTGGATGTCCCTGCGCGGTTCGGGCGTCTTGCCCTCCGTCTTCCCGGTCTCCCCGGCCTTCCGGCTCTCCTCTTTGTTCAGCCGCTCCATCTCCGCGCGCTCGCGGTTTTTCTGCTCCTCCAGCAGGATCCGCATCAGCGGGCCGGGCTTCTTCCTGCTCTCGGCGGCCTGCCGCTCCTGCCTCGCCACGTTCGCGTCGCGGATCGTCGCCGCGGCCTGCGCCGTCCTGCGCAGCGTCTCGCGCCAGTCGTTCAGCTCGTCCAGCTTCATGCCCTTGGGGTGGTCGTTGTCCAGGATCTCCTCCGCGATCTCCGGATTGATCGGCCCGCGCTTGCCCTCCAGCACCTTGTTGGCGGCCTGCGTCAGCGCGGCCATCCGCTCCGCGTCCCCGGCTTCATCATTCGCCACGGTTCGCAGCGCCTCCACCGTCTCCGCGCCGTAGTCCTGCTGATAGCGCGCCTCGATCTGCCCGGCCTCGCGCACCGCGCTGCTGTAGGCCCTGTTCGTCTGCCACTTGCCGCTCACGTTGCCGATCACATAGCTCGCGCTCTGCGCCACGCCCGCGCTCAGGCCCGCCATCACGGCCTGCGTCATCACCTGCCGCGCGAACTCGTTGTCCACCGCGGCCGTGGCCTGCTCGCGGCTCATGCCCTGCCGCATGCGCGCCTCGATCTGCGCGTTGCGCTCGCTGTGCTCGCCGTTGTACCAGGCGTCCATCTCACGGTCGACCAGCTCCCCGGGCACTTCCTCCAGCGCCTCGGCCAGCACGGATTTTGCCAGCTCTCCCAGGTACGACTTGCCGAGCTTTCCCGCCGTCGCTGCCTGCACCAGGCGCTCCATGCCGATCTTCTCGGTGCCGAACTCGCACAGCGCGTCCACCGTGCCCTTCACTGCCGCGTACCTGGAGAAGCCGCCGTCCTCCAGCGTCTCCACAATCGCCGCCGTGCCGGCCTTGCCGGCCAGCGCCGCCGTCGCCAGTACCTTGCCGACGCCCGGCACAGCCATCAGCCACGCGGAGCCGTACTGGTCGATGCCGGAGGACAGCAGATCGTAGCCGTTCGTCAGCACCCACCGGCGGAAGCCGTTCAGCGCCTTCTCCGCCTCGGAGCCCTTCTCGATGCCCGCGAAGCTGGTGTCCTTCAGGTTGGCCAGCGCCTCCCCGGTCCGCTGCCGCACCAGGTTGCTCTCCCTGGTCATCTGGAAGCGCGGGTCGTAGGCGTCCACCAGCTTGCCCTGCGCCGTGTCCATCACGTAGAGCAGGCCCGCGATGGCCTCGCCCGGCGCGGTGATCGCCGTCTGCGCGTTCGCCAGCGCCATGTTCCAGCCGCTCTCGTGGATCCAATCGTCCAGCTTTTTCAGTTCGTCGTCCGAGTACCCCACGTACCACTTGGTCTTCGTCCGCTCCAGGTATTCGTTCGCCGCGTCCCGGCCCTGCGTCCGGTAGATGTAGTTGTAGGTCTGCCGGTCGCCCGCGTCCATGTACCGGCTGTAGATCAGGTTGTCCAGCGTCGGCACTTCGCTCTCCATGTAGATCATCGCGCTGTTTTCGCGCAGCGTGTTGATCTCGGACTGCAGGACTTCCCGCTGCGGGTCAAGCGGATCCAGCCCGTCCATTTCCTTCCGCAGCGCGTCCACGCGCTTTTCGATCTCCGCCGCCCGCTCCTTCTTCCAGGCGGCCATTGTGTCCTCGTCGTCGTATACCGCGTCCGGATCCTCCCCGTTGATCATCCGGTAGGTCGGGTCGTTCACGCCCTCCATCCGCAGGGATTTCTCCGCGTAGTCCGGCTTCCATTCGTTCGTCAGGTCTTCCAGGTTCGCCATCTCGGTCTGCATGGCCAGCATCCGGTCGTGCACCATGTCCTTCTCTGTCTTCGTGAAGGCCTCCGGGTGTCGCTCCATGTCCGCCTGCATCGCCTGCATGTTCGCGTTCTGCTGCTCGTATTCCGCGTGCAGCCCCGCGTAGAGCCGCGCGGCGAACAGCGGGTTCGTCTGGTAGATCTGCCGCAGGTCGCCCTTGTTCGTGTCGATCCCCGCGCGGTAATAGGCCCGCACGCCCTCCTTCGCCGCCTGCACGGTCTGCACCGGGTCGCCGTATTTGTTCACATAGTCGGCCTCGCGCTCCTGCGCCGGGTTCCACACGCGCGCATCAAAGGCGCGCCCCAGCTGCGCCTGGCGCTGGTCGTCCGTCATTTTGTTCGTCAGATTGTAGGCCATCTGCGCGCCGATCCTGGCCTTCTGGTCGTCCGTCAGGCTGTCGTTGGCGTTGTCGCCCTCCATCAGCTGATAGATCTCCAGCCGCGCCCGCCGCTGCTCCTCGAGCGACACAAAGCGGCCGTCATGGCTGCCGCCGCTCGCGTTCATCAGCAGCTCGTCCATGGCCCAGCCCTTGTCTTTCTGCGCGCCGGCGAGGCCGCGCCGGATGTCCTCCTCGCGCTGCCGGTTGTCCGCCACCCGCGCCGCGGCCTCCTCGTCCGTCAGGTTCCTGTAGCCGCCGGCGCTGTCCTGCTTCCGCGCCTGGGTGTTCGGCGCCTTGCCCTCCGCGATGTCCCGCGCGGCGTCCGCTGCGGTCTTCTTCACCTTCACCGCCGGGCGGTTCGGATCGTTCGCGTCCGCGTCCAGCGCCTTGCCCTGCGCGCGCAGCTTCGCCGCGTCCTGCTCCATCTGCCGGTATGTCCGCGCCTGGCTGTTCTGCTCGCCGAAGGCCTTCTCCGCGCGGCCCAGCGGATCTGTCTTCTGTCTGGAAAAGTCCTTCAGAAAGTCCTTCGCGCTCTTCTTGCCCTGGCTGCCTGCGTAGGTCACGGTCGGCTTCGTCTTGTCGTTCGCCTTTTTCGCGGCCTCCGCGGTCTCGGTGCCCAGCGTCCGGTTGACCGGCCCGGTCTGCTGCTGTCCGCTGGCCTCCGGCTTGTTCGCCGCCGTTGCCTTCGCGGCCGCGCTTCTCGTCGCCCGGTCCGCCATCTCGGCGTAATCGTTGCTCGCGCTCATCATCCGGTTCAGCGTTTCCCCGCCGGCTATGTAGCGCTTGTAATACGAGTCGCTCGCCTTCTTCTTTTCTTCCTCTTCCCGCTTCCTGTCCGCTTCCCGCTTCGCGTCCGCAATCTTCTTCGCGTTGCCTCCCAGCGTGATGGCCATCTCTTTCCCTCCCGTCAGGCCGCAGCCTGTTTCTCTCGCGCTATCACCTTACCAACTCGCCCCGGCGAATGAGAGACCCCACGGCAATAAAAACGGGAGGGTCTTTCCCTCCCGCGTGCTGCGCGTCCTGCCGCTCAGTTGCCCTCCAGTGCCTTGATGCGGTCGCTCAGCGCCTTGATGACCAACGACGGATTCTGCCGGTATCTCATGCCCACATCGCCCACGTCGCAGGTCAGCATGACGTAGCTGTCCTTCTGGATGATCGGCTCGCTCAGATAGACCGTGGTGTCGTAGTACACCATCCGCACGCCGTCGTAGATGTCCACGACTGCGTTCTTGGGCAGGGCCTTCCCGCCGTTGAGCGCCTTCAGGTCGAGCGTGTAGGTCGTGCCGCCGCCCATGATCGTGTCGACGGTGCCCTTCACGGTCAGCACAGCCGTGGACGCGCCGCCGTCGCTCGTGATAACGATCCGGATCTGATAGGGCGGAATGCCAGCCGCCGCGTCCGTCGCGACCGCCTGCGCCGCGTAGGCCATAACGCCGTGGCCGTTGTCCGGGTTCGGCGTCTCCGGAAACGCCGCCAGCATCATTGTCCGCAGATCGTCCCACGTGCCGTCGCCGCGCAGGTATTTCAGCTGATCCCCCGCCGCCGGCGCAGGCACAATGCCCGCCTTGCCCGCAGCGCTCGCCGTCGCGCCGCCCATCTTGGCCACGTCGAACTGGCCGTCAACCTTCTGGGCCTCCTGGCCGTCCAGGCCCACATACACCTGTTCAAAGCCCTCGCCCGGCATGAACAGGCCCGCCATGTCCACGTCCGCGTAGGGGGCCAGTGCGTACAGCCTGCCGCTGTTCACAGCGGTCTGAAGCGGGCTGCCGTTCTGGCCCACCACAGTGTCCGCATGTACCTTCACGCCGCCCACAGTCGTGCTGGAGGCGTTCGGCAGCGTATAAGCGTTTGCGTTCGCCTCCACCCCCGCCAGCTTTGTTTTCTCCGCCGTGGTGTAGTCCTCGGTCGACAGGCCCTTGCCGGCCACCTTGTCCACCTTGCCGTCCTTCAGCGCGTCGATCTGCTTTTCGACGTCGCCCATCACCTCCGCCGTGCACTTCGCCCAGCCGCCGTTTCTCCTGTCGTATTCCAGCACGATCCAGTGGCTCAGCCCGCTGTTCGCGGTCACCGTCACCTCCGGATCGTCCCCCGTCCAGGTGATCTCCTGCACACTCCCGGCCCCGCTCTCGCATGGGTAGCGCGCCTCGTCGTTCGCCACCGTGATCACCGGCGCCTTGATCGTCAGCGCCGCGTAGGTCGGCGTCATCACGCCGTTCACGTCGACGTATTTCGGCGTCCTGGTGATCCTGACGCGCTCGATCATCCTGCCGATGTCGTTCTCGCCCGTGTAGTCGATTTTCAGCGTGTCAAATCTGTCATAGTCCTGCGACGGAGGCGACACGACGGTCGACGCCCTGCCCGGGTAGGCCGTTCCCGGTTCCGAGCTGGCGAACGAGAACTGATAGTCCATCTTCGTGCCGCCCTGTCCCTTGCGGTTGATCACCGCGTTGAGCACATGGCCGCCGACCGGGATTGCCCGCCCCGTCAGCCACAGCTCCATGGCCTCCTGTCCCTCGGCGAAGGTCAGCGTCTCCCCCTCCGCGCCCAGCAGCGCGGCCAGGTTGCCCTCCACCAGGTAGGCCTTGCCCGTGTAGTCCGCGGGCTCGCCGGTGTAGCCCTCCGGCAGCTCGAAGGTCAGCGCGATCTCGGAGCCCTTGCGCGGCCTAATCTCCACGATGCCCCGCTCCGTCTCCCGCGTCATCGAGTAGGCGCCCTTGCGTCCGTTCCGGTCCACGATCTCCCGCCAGAACTCCTCGTGAAACCATTTGATGTGGTGCTGTGTGTGTCTCATGCCGCCCTCCTTATGCCGTCCTGCGGTACCGCCACAGGCCCACCGCATACTTGGCCACGCCGTTTACGTAGCCCATCAGCAAGTCCTTGCGCGCTTCCCACGTCGCCGTCACGCCCAGGACGTTTGCCACCTCCTGCGGATCCTGCGGCCACCAGGTCTCCTTGTAGGCCGCCGGCTTGTCGTCGCGGTGGCTGCTCGTGTAGCTGAAGCCCACCGGGAACATCAGGTCGTAGACCGTCTGGCGGAAGGCCTTCACGTCCTCCGCGCTCTTATAGGTCGCGTCCGCCGCCCTGGTCATCTCCTCCTTGAACGCCGTGCGGAAGCTCGCGCTCATCAGTTCGGAGATCTTCTGCTCCAGCATTTCCCGGAAGGCGCTCGACTGCACCATCTGGTCGAAGGCCGTCTCCACGCTCGCGTCCACCTGGTCGGCGATCTTCTCCGCCAGCATGGTCTGGAAGTCCTCGCCCTCCGTCGCCGCCTCGAAGCTGTCCGCGAACCGCTCGTCGAACATCTGCGCGAACGTCTCCGCGTCGATGCCCTGGCTGCCGCCCGTCGGCGATCCCCAGCTCACCCACTCGTGCTGCACGCCGTCGTAGATGTACACCTCGTAGTTCTTCGCGCTCCCGATGCCGTAGGCGTCCCCGGCCTGCGGGTTGCTCACCGCGGCCTGCAGCGCCGCCAGCGTCGGATAGGTGCCCAGGATCACGCTGCCGTTCTTGCCGTCCTTGCCGTCGAAGGCGTGGTTCGTCAGCTTCGTGTGGATGTCCGCCACCAGCGCGTCCGCCTCGGTCTTCGCCGTCGCCGCCGCCGTGATGGCCTGCTCCAGCTCGCTCAGCCGCTGCACCAGCACGCTCACCGTCGGGAAGTTCGCGATGGCGTCCGCCTGCAGGCCCTCCATGCTCACCTCCACCCAGCCCTCCGGGCTCTCGGTGATCTTGTGCAGGATGCTCCTGAGCGCCACGGCCAGCGCCTCCATGCTGTCCTTGTATTCGTCGCGGAAGGCCTCCGCGTCCTCCATCATGCCCGCGACTTCCTCGGCGCTGCTCTCCGCCTGCTGCGCCGCGTTCTTCGCCTGGTCCAGCGAGCTCACCAGCCCGTCCAGGAATGCGTCCCACTCCTCCTTCGTGCCCGTGAACACGTCCCCGTCCAGCACGCCGTAGAGGATCTGCGTCAGCCGCATCGCGATCTCCAGCGCGTCCTCCGCGCCCTTCGTCGCCTCCGCACCGGCCTTGGAGACCTTTTCCAGCCAGTCCTCCGCCGCCTCGGGCTGCTCGCCCGCGCCCACGCCGGGGCGGATCACGGTTCTGCCGCTGATGCTCTTCACCAGCGTGTCGCCCTCGTAGGCCCGCACCTGGATCTCGCCGCGGCCCGCGATGGCCACGTCCTCCGCGCTCACCGTCCACACCAGCGCGCCGCCGTCGCGGATTTCCGTGTTTGCCACGTTGTACGCCGCGTACTCGGTGGGCCGCCGGTGGGTAATCAGGAACACCGCGTCCGGCCATACCTCCAGCCACTCTGTCACGTCCAGCACGATCTCCCGCGCGTCGCACTCGCCCTGCACGCCGATCTCGATCGTGCCCAGCTCGCCGATGCGCAGCCCCATCGCCTTCTTGCCGGGGCGTTCGTGCCGCTCCGGCTCCCGGTTAAACCATGGCCACTTGTCCCACATAGTTTCTCCTTCCCGCTGGGGGCTTTGACCCCCCTGCGCCCCTTCGCGTCCCTCTATTTGCTGACGGATGAGGTCACGCCGTCGGCCAGCTCACCCAGCTGTCGTTGTCCGCGTCGTAGGCCATCACAATCCACCCGCTGCCGTTGCGGTAGGCGTAGGCGTCCCCGGCCTCGTGGTTGGCCTCCAGGATGTACTCCCCGATGCCCGTGTCATTGACGCCGCTGAACACCTTTTCCACCCGGATCCCGTGCCCCGCGAAGCCCAGCGCCTGCATGCACTCGTTCTTCGCCTCGGCCTCGGCCAGTCTGGTCTGCAGCGCGGTCACGTTGCTCTCCGCCGTGGTCAGTCTGGTGTTGATGGCCTGCGCCGCCGCAATGCTGTTCCGCAGCTCCGCCACCTCCGCCGCCAGCGTGTCCAGGTCATTGCTCCCGAACAAGCCGCCCTCGGAGAGTCTGAATCCGGCCAGCTGCAGGGTCGCCGTGTATTTCCGGTGCACGCCGATCAGCACACGCTTCTCCCAGTTGTACGACCTCACCACGCGGGTGTAGGTCTGGTTGTTGCTGTCCGTGGCCTGCTCCGTGGTCTCTGTGTACTCCGCGCCCGACGGGTTAAACACGAACGACCAGGTGACGCGCTTCCAGTCCGTGCCCGTGATTTTGATCACATCCGACACGCCGCTCTTGTCCGACGGGAAGCCCATGCTGTTCATGTATGTGCCGCCCCAGCCGAACTTCATCCAGGCCTCGTTGCCGCTCGTCAGCCGTGCCCAGCATGAGACGGTGTAGGTCTTGCCCACTTCCATCTCGTCGATGCGGTAGCCGTAGCTCTTTGGCGTCTCGCCCTGCTTGTAATACGCGGTGCTCTGGCCCTGCGGATAGTACAGGGTCTCCATATTGCCCCACGCACTGTTGGCCGTGATGTTGTACTGGATGGCCTTGTTAAAGGTCTCGCCGTTGCTCTCCGTGATGATGGCGTCTCCCGTCAGGTCTACACAGCTCGTCGTGATCCCGTCCTGGTTGTCGATGTAGACATACCAGGCTTCCGGAACGGTCGTGCCGGTGGTCGCGTCCGTGTACGCCTCCCGGTGGTAGACGTAGGACGATCCCGCCGTCTGTTCTTCCGTCGGCTCCGTCGAATAGATGATGTAGTTGTTGATGCTCTTCATGTACGCGCCGCCAGACTTACCCCATCTGGCCGCGTTGCCGCACACAATGTTGGCGGAACCATTGTTCAGCCACCAGGCATCCGGGTTGAGCAGGTTCTTGTTCAGAATCCGTATATTCGCCGCGGCCAGCGCCTGCAGGATCCCCGCGTGCTCGCTCCTGGCCGTGGTCAGCTCGCCCTCGATGTCCCCGATGTTCCGCGCGAACACGCCCACGTTGAACATCCCGTCCAGCTTCGCCTTGTCCGCGTCGCTGTAGTTGTTCTCGCTCAGCTGCAGGCCTTCCTCCGCCCGCACGAAGCTGCTGTTGATCTTGCTCCAGACATAGGCCAGGCCCGCCTTGTCCAGGTATTTTGGTGTCTCGCTCATGCTGTCCGCCTTTCGCTCTCCGTCATACGCAGATCGTGTCCAGCTCCGCGTTTGTCACCGCGTCGATCGTAAACGTCGCGCCCAGCGCGTCCCAGGCGCTGCCGTTCCATGCGTAGTTCATGCCGTCCGCCTGCACGTCCCACACGTCGCCCGTCGTGTTCCCGCTCGACGGCAGCGCCGCGACGGTCGCCTTCGAGCCCTTATATTTATACAGGCCTGTCAGGTCGGTCTTCAGCGCGTAGTCGGCCGCCGCGCCGAACGCGTCCAGCTTGCTCTTGTCCGCCGCGCTCATCAGCCCCGCCGCGCCGGACGACGCCGCCGCGTCCGGGATCTTCACGGTCCGGCTCGTCAGTGCCGTCACGTGCCCCGTCGCGTCGGTCACCACCTGGCTGATGGTAAAGGTCGCGCCGAAGCCCGGCGTCTGGTTCCCCGTCGGCTTGCCCGTCAGCGCCGAGTAGGCCGGGTGCGTGTAGGCGTTCGCGCCCGCGTCGATGGCCGCCAGCTTTTCCTTCTCGGCGGTCGTGTAGTCGTTCGCGCTCAGGCCCTTTCCGCTTTCCTTCGCCACGAACGCGGCCTTGATCTTCCCCCACAGGTACAGCACGCCGTTGCTGTCCAGGAATTTGCTCATGTCAGCATCGCCTCCAGTTCCTCGTTTGTCAGCGCCTGCGTGTTCTCCGCCAGGCGGTCCTGCACGCCGTCGATCCGCTCATTCACCGCGCCGAAGTCCACCCGCCCGCGGTCTGCGCCCAGGTCGTCCCTCAGCGTGTTTTCCCGCAGGGTGTACAGGCGGATCAGCCCCTCCACCCGCGCGGCCTCGCCCTCGGCCTGCAGCGCCTCATCAATCTCCCGCTGCGTCAGCGCCTCCATGGCCTCCTGCATGGCCGCCACCGCGTCGTCGATGGCCGCCTCCAGCGCCGTGAAGTCCACCGTGCCCAGGCTGTTGTCCAGGTCGTCCTTCAGCGTGTTGTCCTCCAGGCGGTAGGCGCGTATGTTCCCGGCGATCCGCTCCAGGTCTTCTTCCAGCGCCTCCGTCAGCACGCCCGCCACGGCCTCCACCGCTTCGTCGAATCCCGCCATGTTCCGCCAGTCGATGGCCGCGCTCTTAAAGGTCGTCATCGTCAGCTCGCGCACCATCTGGCGCACGCGCTCGTTGTCCGCGCCCTTCTCGCCCAGCGCGTCCGCCATTGTGCCCATCCGCCGGCCGATCTTGTTCGCGCTCACGCTCTGGATGTTCTCGTCGTCCAGGTGGTTCAGCACGTACTTCAGCCGGTCCACCAGCAGCACGATGTACTGCCTCAGCGCCTCCGCGTCTCCGCGCGCCGCCACCACGGGCGGCTGGTCCATCTGGAATGATGGCAAACTGATTCACCTCCCCCACAAGCCTATTAAGAGCGGCCGCCCGAAGGTTTGCAAAGGGCGACCGGAAAGCCCTTTGCCCGCGCCCGCAGGCGCGGAATCCTCAGCGCGGCGCGGTGACATTCCGCGCACGATTTGCCGCCTGGCTCGCCAGACTGTTCCCGTCCACCGCCGCAGCCCTGCCCAGGGCGTCTCCCCTGCTCACGCCGCCGCTCACGCTCCCGGCCTCGCTGATCCCCGGCTCCTGCTCAGGTGCCTGCGCGGCTGCCGCGGCCATCGGATCCACGCCGGAGAGCATGGCGATCTGCTGCTGCTGCATGGCGATCATCTGCTGCATCTGATCGAACACCGTGCCGCGCTCCTGCACCTTGCGCTTCAGCTGGTCGATGCCCTCGAAGTTCATCATGTCCAGCACCATCAGCGCCTGGTCGGCCATCTGCGGATTGAATACGCCCATGCTGTAGAGCTCCTTCGCCAGCTCGTTCTGGCTGATCCGGCTGAAGGGGCTCTGCTTCTCGGCCTTGACCTTCAGGTCAAACACCGGCCGCCGGCTGCCCTCCTCGCCGAACTCCATCCCCGTTGACGCGGGCCGGATGTTGGCGTTGGAGTAGTCCACAAACTCCTGCTCGCCCTGCTGCCCCAGGATGCGGAACGTCCGCGGCACGTCGTAAAACTGCCGGATCCGCTCGATCACCATCTCGCAGATCCTCGTGTACGCCCGGTAGCTCGCCTTGATCATGTCCCGGCTCAGCTTGCTCCCGGCCTCCTGCAGCGCCGCGATGGCGCTCGCCGCCGTGATGCCGCTGGTCGTGCCGCCCTGGGAGAAGTCGCGGTTGCCGCTGGTCTCCTTCAGCTCGTCGATCTTGTTCTGGCGCATGCTGTAGACGCTCGAATCCAGCGCGCCGATCTGAATCTCCCGGATGCTCGCCTCGTCCACACTCCCGGCCACGTGCACAAAGTCGCGCTTCCAGTCCGCGTATTCTTCGGCATTGACGTTGCCGTTGTCCGTGATAAACCAGCGCTTGTGCCCGCTCTGCATCGCGTTGCGCAGGATCAGGCTGTCCATCTGGTCGATGTACATCTGCGGGTCGCGCATGATGTCGATCTCGCCGAACCCCGCGATGCTGTCCGCGATCGGGTAGAGCGCCTCCACCACAAACGGGTATTTCCCGTCCTCGTACCAGCCGGTCTCCCGCAGATCCGCCGCGCCCTCCTCCGGCGCGTTCTCGCTCGCGAAGAGGATCACGTCCCCCACGTATTTGCACAGGTGCACCACGGTCTTCCCGGTCGGCAGCGTCTTTTTGTAGTACCAGTCCACCACCGTCACCAGCTGCCCGTCGTCCCGCGCGTCGTCGTGGGTGTATTCCCGCGGCCGCCGTCCCGCGCCGCCCTGGAAGTCCTTCACCTTCTCGCCCCAGGCCTCGCGCAGCTCCTCCAGCTTCATGACTGTCAGGCAGTAAACCGCGTCGCTCTTCTGGATGTCCATCACCTCGGGCTGCCAGAACACGTTCAGGATGTCCACCGCCTGGATGCTGATGTCCCCGGCGCCGTTCTCCTTCGACGGATCCCAGAAAACGCCCGTGCAGGCCGTGCCGGTCTTCAGCACCGTCCACCGCGTGTCGTTGTAGACGCGCTCGTAGTCGCACTGCTCCAGGATCACCGGCACAATCTCGCTCAGCTGCTTCGCGTCCGCCACGTCGTCCGCCGCCCGCGGCAGCACGCTGCACGTCGGGTAGTTGTCCATAAAGTCCGCGTGCTTGTTCATCAGGCTGTTCAGCAGCCACGCGGAGGCAGGCTCCAGCGGCTCCTCTTCCTTCCGGCCGAACTTGCCGTTGATGCTCTTCCAGTGCCGCAGCTTCCACCACTCCTCGTCCTCCACGATCCGCTCGTCAAGGGTGGCCTTTGCCGCCTGGTACCGGCCCAGCTTCTCCTGCGCCTTCTCCAGCTCCTCCGGCCCAATCGCGTCCCCGCGCGGCCTGGCTTCCTCGCCCTGCTCTTCCGCGCCCTCCGGATGGACAGGAACCCGTCCGCCGTCCCGCGCGCCTCCTGCGGCCTCCTGGCGGCCTTCTGGCGCGTTCCTTCCCGCGGCGATCTCCTCCTGCGCCCTCCGCAGCGCCTCCTGCTCCTCTCTGGACAGCTGAGCCGGCACGCCTCTGCTCATTGCCTGTTCCTCCCGCTCCTGTCTTGGCATCGTTGCACCTCCACGCTTTATACCCTGTAGAACATCGTTCTCTTCGGCTTATTCAGATCCAGCGGATCGTCGATCACCGCCGGCGGCTTCTCGTGGTTCTCCCTGGCCGGGCACGGGTTTTCCATGCACACGTAGCGCCACTCGTCATAGATGTGGTCCTCCATTTCCGTGTCCACGTCCTCCATGCCGCTCTGGGCCTTGTTTGGATCGTACACCAGCGCCGGCACCAACTCGATGAAGTGCCTGCAGTTTGAGAAGCAGTAGAACATCGGCAGGCCTTCCTGGTCGAAAGCCAGCCGGTAGTGGCACTCCATCAGGCCCTGGTAGCGCTTGCTCTTGGATGGCAGCCAGCTCACGCCCTCCGCCTGCATCAGCGCCTTCACGGTCTGCCGCTCGCCGACCACCGCCTGGGCGATGGCCTTGTCCGCCACGCCGATGATGGTCTTGCCCTTCAGGTTCGGGTCGGTCGCCTCGATCTGCTTGATCTGCCTGGCCACCGCGTCCGGCGTCATCCGCACGCCCGTGTTGCTCATGCCGTTGGTGCCGTAATACTCGCGGATCCTGTACATCCGCCCGTCCCCATCGATGGCGTACCATCCCACCGAGAAGGGCCGCTCGAAGCCCCAGTCCATCCCCCGGTAGATCCTCCACCAGTCCGGGATCCGGAAGGGCGTGATCACGTGCGTCCACCGCTGGTCGTCGTAGTGGTCCGGTTCGTTCCGCCATTCCTCGAACACCTGGCCGCTGAAAGTGTCCCAGCTTCCCTCCAGCAGCTGCTTCCGCTGCTGCTCCGGCAGGGTCTGCAACTGTGCCACGTACTTCGGATCATTGCGGATCAGCGCCTGGTTGTCGAAGACCGTACTCGGCACGAACATCCTGTCCAGGTGAATCACCAGCTCGCTCCCGTCCGGCTGCCGCACCCGCACCGGCTGAATGATCGTCGTGCCCGGAGGCGCCGGGTCGATGAAGCGCCGCCGGAAGTACACATGCCCCACGCCGCCCGGGTTGGTCGCGTAGCGCATGTACACCCGCGTGTCCGGCCCGCTGGGACGGTTACGGGATTTCAGAAACTCGATCTCGTCCGCCGTGAAGTGCGTCGCCTCGTCAAACTCAATCAGGTCGTACTGCTGGCCCTGGTAGTTGAACCTGTCTTGCGGATGCTGCAGGGATCCGAACCGGATCAGCGCCCCCGACGGGAAGCGCCACACGTGCTCCGAGGCGTTGTACCTCGCCCGCGGGAACACCCTGCCGTAGATCCACCGGCTCCGCTCGATCAGCTCGCTCAGCTGGGGGAAGGTCTTCCGCATGATCAGCGCCTTGTAGTTGGGCACATCCACCTGCCGCAGCGCCTCCACCAGCAGCGCGTCCGACTTTCCTCCGCCCGCCGCGCCTCCGTACAGCACTTCATACTCAGGCCGCGACATGAACACCTTCTGCCTGGGTTGCGGCTGCCAGATGACGCTCGCGGGCTTTTGGGATTGCCTTCCCCTCCTGGGGGAAGGTGCCCGCAGGGCGGATGAGGGTCTTGGCTCTCCCCCTGGGAGAGCTGTCACCGCAGGTGACTGAGAGGGCTTTGCCACGCTCCTACACCTCCGGCAGGGTGAGGCTCTCGCCCTCGCCCTTCTCCTCCACTTGCGAGATGTAGGCCACGCCCGTCTCGCCGTCGTCCCTGTCCTCCAGGCCGCTCTTCTGCTTGTCCAGCTTCAGGCGCTGCTTCTTCAGCTTCAGCTCCTCCACCGTGCGCTTGTCCAGAATGTTTCCGTGGGCCGCGATCATCGTCTGGATCGTGCTCAGGCTCTCCACCAGGTTGCGCAGGTTCACCGTGTTCAGCATGTGCAGGGTCTGCTCCTCCGCGCCGTCCTTGCCCAGGCTCACCAGGTGCCGGTACAGCTGATCCTCGTCCTCCAGCGCCTTGCGGATCTCGTCCAGCAGCTGCTCGTTGGTCTCCTCCAGCGCCGCCAGCGCCTCGGCCTCGCGCCTTCCGCGCCGCTTCACGGCCTTCTCCCTGGCTTTCTGGGCCACGGCCTCGCGGAATGCCTCCCGCAGCTCCGTCCAGCCTTCCTTGCTCGCGCGGGTGGTGATCGTCCGGTACGGCACCTTCTCGGCCTCGGCCAGCTCCTGCATCGTCATCCGTCCCTGGACGTATTTTTCCCGCAGCGCCTTCCAGTCTCTCCGCATTCTCTCACCTCCCGCGGTTTTACCGTATCAAAAAAAGGCCCCTCTTTGAGAGACCCCCCGCGCCTTTTTTGTCAATTTCTTTCCTTCCTTGGCATCGCGCGCGCGTTGTCCGCCGCCGCGCGTGTATTTTCCGTTCCCAAAGCCCCTTCCTTGGCATCGCGCGCGCCTCTGCGCGCATGGCAAAAATGCGCGGCTTTTTCGCGGTTTTTTCGCGGTTTCTCGCGCCTCAGTCCTCCGGCTCCTCCTCCCCGATCTCCGCCGCCTGGGCGTAGGGGCAGCCCGGGTATTCGTAGCGGTTGCAGTAGGTGGCCATATGTTTTTTCTTCAGCGTCACGTCCCGGAACATGATCCGCACCCACTGTCCGTCCCGGCACCCGTTGCAGACCAGCGCCCGCTCTTCCTCGCGCCGGAAATAGGGGCACACCACGTCCCGCCCGGCGTAGCGCCTTCGCTTTTTCGTCACGCGCCCCCGCCTCCCTCGCGGATCAGCTGCGCCCGGATAAAGCACCCGTCCACCTGGTCCGAAAACCGGACGCTCAGATCCACGTATCTGTAGCCCCTGTAGAGTTTTTCGAGGATCTCTTTTCCCACCGCCGGCAGGTCGAGCGCCAGGCTCTTCACGCGCCGGTTGCTCAGCTTCGTGTCGCTCACGCTCACCTTCGGCTGTTTCAGGTTCTTCGAGCTCGTCCACATCCTGCGTCCCTTTTGGCTCTTGGTGATGTACCTGGCCACCGCGGCCAGGCCCTCCTCGTTCGGCTGCAGGCGGTCGGCGTTGGCGTAGCCCTTGCGCCAAAGGCCCTCCAGCTCCTCCCGGCTGATGCCCCCGGAGAGGATCAGGTGCGCGTGCAGCCGTTTCTTTGTCCCGTCCTCGTTGTCCTCCAGGACGTAGATGTACAGCAGCTCCGGCAGCCCGCACCGCTCCCGGATCCGTCTCACCCGCCGCAGAAAGTTCCGGATGTCCCGCTGCGCCTGCTCAAAGCTGGGCGGATTCCCGCTGTAGGTCAGCGTCAGGTGGATGTCCTTCGGCCCGAAGTTCGCGTTCACCAGCCGGACCAGCCGCCGCCTGGCCGCCGCCTGGTTGTGCTTCCGCATCCGCTCCGGGCTGATCTTCGCCCTCGCCTTGCGCGCCTGGTTCTCCTGCGCCCTGCCCCAGATCGGATAGACCTCGACCTCCACCACGTCCCCGCTCTTGATGGTCTTTGTCCGGTAGCCCATGCGCCCCACCCGGATGTCTGAGCGCTTCGCCTGCCACACCCGTTTCTCCAGCTCCGTCAGCTCCGCCACGTCAAAGAGCGCCTCGTAGTCCCACGCGATTCCCCCGGCCATCCCGCGCCCTCCTTCTTTCGGCCCTGCCGGGCCGACCCTGGGAGGCTTCCGCGCCCCCCAGGGGACCCCGACGGGCAGGGGCTGCGGCCCCTGCACCCCGTGGCAGCGCATTTCGCGCCGCCGTGGTCCATTTGTTAATCCCCATACAAGCCCCGCTTGCGGAGGCCCTTCCGGCCTCCGCATACGGGTTATTTTTTCCAATCTATCTTGCGATCATCTTGTGATAGTCTAAAGATAGTCTAAAGATACCCTAAAGATAGTCACAAGATAATCTTGAAGAAAACTTGTAGAATACTCATAGGAAACTTGGACGAAACTTGGACGAAACTTGCACGAAACTTGCACAAACTTACACGGACTTAATCGTCCGTGTAAGTAACGGTCATCGGCAGCCTGATCCCGTGCATTTCCGCCTGGTACTCCAGTTCCTTCGTATAGAGTTCCATGGCTTCCAGCTGTCTCTGCCAGCTTTCAATCGGTATCGGCGTCTCAAAGTGGAGTTTATCGACCATGCGCAGCCGGTACAGCCTCATCAGCTTCAAGTACCGTATCCTGGTCTGCAGATACTCCGCGAGAAACCGGTCTTTCCAGTCCGCGCTGGTCATCAGGCCAATCGTGTCTTTCAATTCCATCGGTTTCGATTCTTGTATCATCTTCTTGATTACCTCTTCCATTGGTAGCTCCTCCATCTTGATTCTGTCGTAGATCTCGATAAATCCGCCGTATTTCCTCACAGCTCCACAGTCCGGATCCCGTAGTTCGCCGCACATTCCCATTCGATCTTGCACCCCCGCGCCTTCTTCCAGCCCGGGCAGAAGATAGCCAGGTCAGCCTCGGCCAGCATGCTGATGCTCTTTCCCAGGAAGTAAAGGCTCTCGTCCACGCCCACCGGCGGATCCTCCGCGAACATGTTGTCCAGGATCTCCGGATGGTTCAGGTAGTTGTTCGCCCAGCGCACCGCCTTCTCGCGTTCCTCCGCGATCAGCTGATCCATCTGGCCGTTCATGGGCTGGCTGATAAAGACCTTCATGCCTCCGCCTCCCATCCGCTCACGTCGGCCTCCACCTGGTCGAGCAGCCCGCGCAGCGTGCTGTCCTCCCAGCTCAGGCGTCTCGTGTCCTGGCTGTAGTACACGGCCTCCCAGCCCCTCGTGATCTCCGGCGGCTCCTCTCCGCTGGCGGATTCCTTCGTCTTTTTCTTCACGATCAGCTCAAAGCCAGGCTCGTCCTCGCGCTTCTCGCGCACCATCACGATCCGGTGCTCGATGTTCCGCAGCCGCTCCGCGCCCTCCACCAGCTCCTGCGCCTCGTCCTTCAGCCGCGGCGGGAACGGGCTCTCCGCCGGCGCGGCCACGTTCTGCACTGCCAGCGCCTTCTCGCCCGGCAGCGCCGCCGCCACCGCCTCGTCGATGGTCAGCCGCTTGCCCGTTTTCAGTCCGCACCCGTCACATTTAAAATAGTAAATCGCCTCGCGTTTTGAGAGACCCCCCATGCGCACTTTCAAAAAAAGTTTTTCCCCGCACACCGGGCACCACAGCTTCTTCCGCTCAAACAGATCCATCGTCTTCCTCCTGTCGTTCATCTCGTTGTACTCTTCCGGGCTTGGCAGACGCATGCCCCCTTCAAACTTCACGGTGTTACTTAAATGCGTATCTACCCCTCAACAATACGCCGTTTCGCCACCCTCAACCATCCGCTAAGAGCGGAGACGAAATCCCCACAACGGTGTTATTTTGATTACGATCATTAAACATTTCCCGATTCCTTTGCTCTCTGCTCCCATCTGGCCTGTGCCTCGTCATCCCATCCTTTTATGACGTCTTCCACGCAGTCAAGACAATCATGGATGTAATAAGGCTTGCCATCAATAAAGCACTTTTCACTCAGTGCTTGATCGCCTGCTTTGATAGTTGTTCCGCAGTAATGACACTTGGTTTCTTTCCTTGCCTTAACAAGTTTGCTGTGATAGTTTTCCAGATAGTCATCCATATCATCAGATGGCATCTCCAGATCTGTATATTCCTCTGGCTTATACTTTGCCTGTCTGTTTATTTGTACGGTTCCCATTGCGTTAAGCTCCTATTTAAGTCATGTAAGAAAACTGATAGGCTCATTCACTTTGCCATCGTGCGGATTTTTCGCGTTGATTTTCTCCCAGTCCCCCGACGTGTAGAAGACCACGTTCTTCTCCTTCTTGTAGGCGTCCAGGTAAAACTCCTTTTTGTCCCCGTTGTAGGTGACCTCGTAGTACATATCATCCGGCAGCCTGGTCGCCGCCAGCGCCTTGTTGTTCTGCAGGGTCTTGCAGGCCCACACGATGTACACGTCGTCCTCGGTGATCGCCGTGCCGCCCTTGCCGCCCTGTTCCGCCACTTTTTCGTTGTGGTAGTTCTTCACAGCTATCTTCACCGTGTCTAGAAACCTTATTCCGTCCATGCTTTTCTCCCTTTCTTCGTTCGTCTGCGCAATAAGATCGGCGCGGGCGCGCGGGGCCTTAACCTGGACGAGGCCCCACGTCGCCGGGAAAGGAGGCCGCGGGACGAAACATGCAAAATGCCCGCGCGCGGAGACTGCGCGGTCTCCGCGAATACCGGTGGACGCCCCTGGGGAGCGCGCCGCGCCTTGTACTCACTCCACCTTGTCCTCCAGATCCAGCACCCGCACGCACAGCTTGCTCAGCGTGTTGTCCAGCTGCAGGATCTGCATCTCGATTCCCTTCATCCATTTCAGCATGTTCAGCTTCTCGTCGATCTCCGCGCCCTGGTTCGTCACCGGTGCCTGCAAGTCCGTCGAAGTCGCCACTGCCTTCCCCTCTGGGGAAGGTGGCAGCGCGTTAGCGCTGACGGATGAGGTCTGAGCAGCCGTCTCCCGCTCCCTCAGAAACTTCGTCATCATGTACCCGTTCCTTATTCCCCAGGTCACCGCGCTCCATGTGCCGTCGCCCACCGGCGAGGCCAGCACGGTCTCCCCCAGCGGAATCCGGCACACCAGCGCCCCGCCAATGTCCGCCTTGGCCCGGAGGTTCACCGTCGTGCCGCTGTCCGCCGTCACAATCATGTCCCGCTCCGTCATGGTCTTCACTTCCTTTCTCTCGGCTCCCCCTCTGGGGGAGCTGTCAGCGTCAGCTGACTGAGAGGGCGTGCCGGAGGGGTTGCCCGCCAGGATCCCGTTGATCCTCTCCCCGTAGTCCATCCAGTCCCACAGCCCCACGCGGTTCCACCCGCCGCGGATGCTCTTTCCCTTGAAATCCGAATAGCAGACGCAGCCGCGGCTCTTGCTCGCGTGGATCGCGCCGCCCATTCGCCCGATGTAGACGCCCATGTGCGAGGCGTTGCCCAGCCCGTCGCCGTAGTTGCCCGGCGCGCCGTCCGGCTCCCAGATGAAGAGGAACGCGCCCACCGGGATCTCGCCGAATACGGCCAGGCATTCCTCCGGCGTGCCCGTCCAGGTCATCTCCCGGAACCAGGCGTTGGAGCCTCTCAGGTTCTTCCTAATCCCGACCCCGCGCAGCATGCGCTCGGCCAGCTCCTGGCAGTCGATCTCGCTGTAGGGCGTGCCCAGGTACTGGTCGCCCTCCTGCGCGAAGACCACCGCCGATGGTTTCCCGTCCACGGCACTCATCTCCCCTCTTCCGTCTCCTGTTCCCACGCGCTCCGCGGCCGCATTTCCTCCACGAAGCCCGCCACCACCGCCTCCATGGCCGTGAAGGTCTTCCCCTCCGCCATCCAGGCGCGCAGCAGCTCCTTCCTGCGTCCCGTTCGTTTATGGTATAACCGCAGGAACTCCCTGTCTGTTTCCTTCCTTCTCTGCGTTTCCTGCCGCCTGATCCTGCCCGTCTCCGTCCCCACGATCCACCGCTTCGTCGTCGGGTTGTGGATCGTGATGTGGCTGCGCGCCGTGATGGTCGTGCAGTCCCACCGCGGCAGGCACAGGATCAGCGTCGCCGCGGAGCTGCACGCCCCGTCGATCAGCAGCCGCTTCCGCCCGTGCCAGCCCCTCAGCGCCTCGGCGATGCCCTGGCCGCTGGCCCGCGCGCCGCCCTCGGAGTCGATCACCACGTCCAGCCTGGTCACGCCCTCCGCCCGCAGGCGTCTCAGCGCGGCCTCCAGCCGCTTGCGGTAGGTGCCCGGCTCCAGGTGCAGCGCGTCGTTGAGCATCGTCCGCACCAGCGGCAGGCGGTTGATGTGTGTCCGCTCGCTCTCCACCGTGATCACGGCAGCCGCGCCGCTGCGCTGGATGTCCCAGCGCAGCACGGTCACGGCCGCACCCGCGTCCTCCGCCACGGGCCGCCTGAGTCCCCGGAACCGCCCCATGGGCTTCCCGTTCACGGTCGGCAGCTCGTACTTCATCCGGACGCCGCGCAGCTTCATTCGGCCTTCGCGCCCGGGCGCATCATCTTCAGCTGCAGCTCGCGCGCCTCCTGCATGCTGACCTTTTCGTCCTCCAGCACCTCGTAGTCGAAGGCGCCCTTGCCGCTGTTGCGCCACTGGCCCATGCCGTGGAAAATGCCGTAGTCCATCGCCTCGATCACGGCCTTCGCGTCGCCGTCGTTGAAGCAGATCACGTCAAAGGTGAACTGTGTCCCGGCCGGCACGGTCTCGCTGTTTGCCAGCGCCGTCCGCGGGCCCTGCGCCGTCTCCGCGCGCAGCGGCCGCTGGCAGTCGCCCATCTCGCCGCCGTTCGCCGGCATCTCCAGCCGGATCCGCCGCGGCTGCACGAAGATCGTCCCGTCCACAGTCTTCTTGTGCGCCTTCAGCCCCGCGCAGGCCTTCGCGTCCCCGGCCTTTTTCAAAAAGCCGATGCTCTCCTTCAGGAAGCCGCGCACCTGGTAGTCCCAGAGGATCGGACAGCCGTCCGTGTCCCGCGAGAACACCGTCATGCTCTTCTCCACCACGCCGTCCACGCCGATGGCTTCGATCTCCTCCTCGATCTTCTCCGCGTCCTCCGCCTTGCTCGCGATGTAGGTCTCGTGGATCTTCTTGTCCGCGGCAGCCGTGCCGAGCATTTCTTCCATCAGGGTCACGCAGATCTTCAGCTTTTTCATGTTTCTTTTCCTCCTGTTTTGTGTTGTTTCGTGTTGTTTTGTATTGTTTCCGGGCCTCTCAGCCTTTGAGAAACCTGTCTCTCCGGACGCCCAGCGCCCTTTCCAGCCGCTGCGCCTCCTTCTCGCGGATCCGCGGCGCGTCGGCCAGCCGGTAGAGCAGCCCGTTCCAGGCCGCGCGGCCGTGCCGCTTGTGTTCGCGCTGTGTTCCGTCCGTCTCCGCCCATCGGTCGCCCGCCTCGTCCCGGCTCATGCCCTTCTCGTGGCGCACGGCCTCCAGCATGTTCACGCTCACCTCGCCCGCGATCGAGCCCGGCGACGGCTCGCCCGTGCCCGGATCCGGCGCGATCGGTATGTCTCCCGCGTCCCGCAGCAGCTCCTCCACCTCGCATCCCAGCGCGTCGGCCAGCGCCTGCGCGTGCCGGCGCACCGTGCGCTCCTTGCTCCGCGCGCTGGAGGCCAGGGCGATCTCCCGCTTGTAGACCGTCCGGAAGCGCAGCCAGTCCAGCCCTTTCTCCTCCACCAGCCGGTGCAGCGCGTCCTTGTCCAGGGCGTTGTGCTCCACGTTGTACGCGCCGCATTTTCGGTACCAGTGCGGATCCAGGTCGGTCTCCCGCGGCGTCGGCAGGCCGCTCGGGTCCTTTTTCTTGTCCGGCGGATCCCAGATGCGGGCGTTCAGCGGATGCCCCAGGGGCCTCACGCTCTCCGCGTCCATGCCCAGCGCCCGCCCGATCTTCAGCGCCAGCGTCGGCAGGGTCTGTCCGCCGGCGAGCAGCGCCCGGAAGACCGGCGCGAGGCCGATCCGCGCGCACCGCGCCTCCGCTTCCGCCTCGCTCATGCCCTTCTCGCGCAGCCACGCCCGCAGGGGACTTGTCAATTTCGCTCACCTCCTTCTCCACGCACATCAGTGCAGATCACAGCCGTCGCGACGCGCCTCGTGTCGGTTCGATCCATGCCGTGGCAGTTCATACCCCGGCAAATCTGAGCCGCTGCCTTGTAGCGAAACTGCGCCATGCCGTTGCGCCGCATTCATAGCAGATCAAATCCAATGCGTTGCCAGTCCTGGCTTCTCCGTGCCGTTTGCATTGCGCCGCGCAGGGAAGCGTCTCACAGCAGATCAGTGCCGTCGCATTCATTGCCATGCCATCTGTTCCTTAGCTCATCTCGTCCGGGCATTTCTTCGCCTGGGCATTGCGCGGCCTATCTTTCTAAGCCAAGCCCTTGCTTGTCTGGTCATTGCCTTGCAACGCCCTTGCCCCGCCACGCTTTGCACATCCGGAGCCAAGTGCCGCCCGGCTTCGCTATGCCGAGGCAATGGGTTGCATATCCTGTTCCCTCCTTCGCTTCGCCCTGTTCTTCCGTCGCAGAGCTTCGCACATCATTTCCAATGCGATTCTTCACCTTTCCCATCTCTGCCTCTGCTTCCCGCTTCTAAGCGAAGCATCCCCCTTGCGCCGCTGATCAGCGCGCGGCCGGTCGCTGCCCATGCCATTCCTGGCAAACTGAGCATTGCGCTTCTGATCTATGCCCATGCGGCCCACAGCATTTCTTCACCTTCGCTGAGCATCTCAAATCACAGCCATGCCTCAGCTGCTCCCTTCCAACCGGTGCCCGCCCATTTCTTTGCTCAGCCACTCTCTGCCGTTTCATTGCTCTGCCGCGTTATGCCAAAGCATTTTAGTGCATTGCAATGCCAATGCCATCTCACGCAGTCCACTGCCTTTTCTCTTCGTCGCAAGTCAATGCCGCTGCTGCCCTTTGCTTTCTGTGCCTGAGCTGCGCCGTCTGTGCCAATGCCAACGTTGCCCTTCCATAGCTGTTCCGGGCAAATCTATGCCTGTGCCAAGCGAATCAAATCCCTCGCCTTGCAGCCGGTGCCGGCGCTGCGCCATGTTTTGTTCAGGCGACGCCATGCAGCGCCAGAGCAAAGCAGTGCCTTCGCAATACTGCGCTTCTCCGTCTCCTGTCTCCTTCTCTCTCGGCCGCGCTTAGCTTAACTTCGCCACTGCGTGTCGAATCCACTCGACGCCGATGCACGTCGAAGCTGAGCGTCTCAGAGCCATCGCTCCGCCCTGCTTTGCCTTCCATGCCTTGCTTTGCCTATGCTTGCGCAGCGCTGCTCACTGCTTCGCCTGTGCTACCCTGCGCGTCTCAGAGCCATCGCTCCGCCCTCCGTGTCCTCGCCTTCCGTCGCCGTTGCTCCGCTGATCCAATCGCGTCTCTGCCTCTGCGCGTCCAATCGCAGTCATGCACAGCCACCGCAAGTCCGGTCTCAGCGACGCTTAGCCCCAGCGTCGCCCCGCGTGTCTGCGCCTTTGTGCGGCCCCGCTTTGCTTCTCTCTCCCGTTGCGGCGTCCCGTCCGCGTTTCTTCCCCGCGTTCCGCCCTCGCCCGTCTCTCCGCAGCATTTCGGTGCCATAGCTCGTCGGATCAAAGCTATCTTCGCCAGAGCGCATCTATCGTAACAATGCCTTTGCGGCCCTATGCCATGCTGTTCTTTGCTTTGCTTATGCAGGCATTCCGGTTCCGCGCCTTTGCTTACCATCCGCAGTCCGCGCGGATCTCGCGCATCATCCCGCGGATCGTGTCCGCCTTGTCGTGCTCGGCCCTGTAGGCCTCCTCGTAGCCGGGCTTCGGTTCGAGTCCGTTTTCGTTTTTCGAGAAGTTCCGCACCGTCGCGTTCACGATGTTCAGGCACTCGCTCAGCGCGAAGTATCGCTTCCGCGATACCTCCATCAGCTGCCGCGCCTTCAGCGCCGCCTGCTCCTCGATCGTCAGCCGGGTCTCACTCATGGCTGTCCTCCTCGTCCTTCCAGACGATCAGGTCTTCCTCCTCCATCATCTCGCGCAGGTACTGCGCGCCGCGCTTCACGCACTCCTGCCGCAGATCGGCGAGCAGCCGCTCGTCCAGATGCTCCTCCAGCGCCCAGTACGTGCCCAGCAGCAGCACCAGATCCCTGTCCTCCAGTTCGTCCAGGGTCGGCGCTTCCGTCTCCCCGGCCTGGCTCAGGTTCTCGATGCTCCTGCGCACGCTGGCCTCCAGGTCGATCTTTTTCATGCGTTCCTCCTCTTTTCTGTGCAAATCAAAGTGTGAGATACTCCAGTCTCACAAACCCCTTCTCCGTTACCGCCCACTCCCCGCTGGTGGCGTAGACCTCCACCGTCTCCCCGGGCCGCAGCCACGCGCTCCTGGCCCTGCAGGTCATGGATTCCCAGGCCGCCACCCGGCCGCTCGCCGTCACGCGCATGGTTCCGTGCATCAGCTCCACCGGCTCCGTCGTCACGAACTGCCCGGAGATCCATCCCCGGCCCTCGTCCGTCGGCATGTCGGAGGAGTGCACCCACGTCGCCCGGCTCGTCGCCCCGTCGATCACGATCCTGTCTCCCAGGTACAGCCGCCCGGTCTTCTCGCCGCTCACGTCCGGCTTCGACCGCACGTTCACGGATCCCCGTGGCGTGCAGAGGATCCACCCCTCGTACCGCGGCCCCATCGCGTAGGCGATCTTATTGCCCACCAGGCACCCGCACATCATCAGCACCGCCACGGCCTCCAGCACGATCACCAGCCTGGCCGTCCTCCTCGATTTGAATTGAATCACGCGCATGTTTCGTACCTCCTGATCTTGGCTCTCCCTCTGGGACGGCGAACGCCCGGAAAACAGTCCGGTGGACTGTTTTCAGCGAGCCGTAAGCGGTCAGCGGCCTAAGCTGTCACCGCAGGTGACTGAGAGGGCTACGGCCTGTCGCTCACCTCCCGCCCGTCTTGGCTCCCCCTCTGGGGGAGCTGTCACCGCAGGTGACTGAGAGGGCTACGGCCTGTCGCTCACCGCGGCCTTCGTCTTCTCCGCGCCCGTCGCCTGCAGCAGCTCCGCCCGCAGCAGCGCGTTCTCCGCCCACAGCCGCAGGTTCTCCTCCTCCAGCGCCTCGGCCTCCCGGGCCGTGAGCCAGTCGTGCCGCCACTCCGCGTAGTCCTTCATGGCCTGCTCCTGGCTCGCCGCCATGTAGGCGTCCGCCAGCTCCACCTGCCTGTCCAGCGCGTCCAGCACCTCGTCGGCGTTCTGCAGCTGTGTCCGCAGCGTCTCGTGCTCGTTCACCAGGTCGGCGTAGCCCTTCCGCGCGTCGCGCAGCTGGTCCTTCGTCTCCTCCAGCGCCTCCTCGGCCCCGTCCAGCCTGGCCTTCGCGCCGATCAGCTGATCCTCCGCCCAGTCCGCGCGCCGTCTCAGCTCCTCGTTTTTCCGGCTCAGGTCCCTGTTGTTCTCCAGCGCCGTCTCCAGCGCCTCCGTCAGTTTGCTCCTGTGAAAGAGGCTCATGCCGTTCCTCCTTTACTGTTCCGCGCAGCCGTCCGGCGTCTTCGCTTTCTCCGCCTTTTCCCGCTGCCATTCCTCGAATCGCCGCAGATTCTCCGGATCCTTGTAAAACGCCTCCGCCGATTGCAGCACCGTCGCGCACAGCACGCGCAGATCGACGGCGCGTATCTTTTCCGTGCAGATTTTCACGCGCGCCATGCTCGTCCCCTCATTCCTCCCGGAAGTCCTTCAGCGCCTCGTCCACCATGCGCGCCGCTTCCTCGTATTCCTCCGGCACGGTTTTCGTCCTGTCGACGAAGCGGATGACCTCCTCCTCGTTGGTGCTGAAGATGGTCTCCTCCTCGACGTGCACCATTGCCTTGAAGATCGCCGCGAGCCTCTTGTCGTTCTTGTACAGGCTCTGATAGAGGCAGTGCACCGCGTTCAGCGCGTCCTCCAGAATCTCCCTTCCCGTCCCCTTGATCTCGGCCTTGCAGACCGGGTTCTCACAGATCAGCTTGATCATCCGTTTTCGACCTCCTCGTCGTCGTTCGTCCTGCCCGCGCCCGCCGGCGCCTGGCTCTTGTCCACCGGCATGCCCATCGCCGCCGCAAGCCCCTGCACAAAGCCCTCGGCCTTGGCCTGGAGGATCGGCGGCAGGCTCGCCATCTTCTGCGCAATCTGGCCCTTCTCCTGGTCACTCATTGGATCACCTCCTCGGAAAAGTCGTTTGCATTTGTTACAATTCGTAACTTCGTCACTAATATACATAACTTAGTTACACTTGTCAAGACTTTTTTTGAAAATTTTCTTGACTAAGTTACGATTGTAGGTTATGATTCGAGCATGGAGGTGATACAATGAACGAAAGAATCCTGATGCTTCGCAAGAATTTGAAGCTCTCTCAGGCTGAATTTGGCAATCGTATCGGCATTTCTGGCCCAGCCATTTCTAAGATTGAGAGCGGCACAAACTCGCCCGCTGAAAGCATCGTCCGACTGATCTGCGCGACGTACCACGTGAGCTACAAGTGGCTGACGGAAGGCGTCGGGCCGATGTTCGAGGCTGCCAGCGGCGACGCCCTGATCGACCGCTACGCCCCGGACGCGGAGGAACACCTGAAGGCCGCCCTGCGCGTCATGAGCGCCCTGCCGGAGGAATCCCTCGTCGCCCTGCGGGACTACGTGGACGATCTCTTCCGCGCCGCGGAGCAGATGCGCCGGGACGGGGAATAAAAAAAGGAGCGCCCGTCCTGGACGCTCCCCGTCTCTTTACTTTTTCTTGCCGCCTCCCTGCCGCACAAACAGGCGGTTGGCCAGGCTCCACACCCGCGCCGCGTCGCGCTCGCTCAGCCGTTCCATCAGCCACACGGTCATCTCGATCAATTGTTGCTTCATCGAAAACAATCCCCTTTTTGTTGAGCTCACCGGTGGCATCTCCATTATAGCATATTCACGGAATGAGGCGCAGAGAAATGCCAGCAGCAGCCATAACCTTTAACGCCGACCTGAAGAAGGCGAAGGGCGAGCCGATCCTCGCCGCGATCTACGCCCGCTATTCCAGCCACAGCCAGACCGAGCAGTCCATCGAGGGCCAGCTCGCCGCCGCGCACGCCTACGCGGAGAGCCACGGCTACACGGTCGTGAAGGAATACTGCGACCGCGCGCAGACCGGCCGCAACGACAACCGCGACGCCTTCCAGCAGATGCTTGCCGACACCGACAAGCGGCAGTTTGACGTCATCATCACCTGGAAGGTGGACAGGATCGGCCGCAACCGGGAGGACATCGCCTTTAATAAGCACCGCTGCAAGCGCAACGGCATCCGCATCGAATACGTCGCGGAGAACCTTCCGGACAGCGCGGAGTCCGTGATCCTGGAGAGCGTCCTGGAGGGCATGGCGGAGTATTACTCCCTGCAGCTCTCCGCCAACATCCGCCGCGGCCAGCTGGAGTCCGCCCGCAAGCTGCAGTGCATCGGCGGCACGCGCCCCCTCGGCTATGACGTGGACAGGGAGACGAAGCGCTTCGTCCTCGATCCGGACACCGCGCCCATCGTCCGGCAGATCTTCGAGAGGTACGCGCAGGGATCCACGGAGACGGAGATCATCGCCTGGCTGAATGGCCTGGGCGTCCGCACCACGAAGAAGAAGCCCTTCTCCAAATCCAGCCTCGCCACCCTCCTCCACAATGAAAAGTATATCGGCCTGTATGTCTACAAAGACCTCGTGCGCGTCGAGAACGGCGTGCCCGCCATCGTTGACAAGGAACTCTTCGACAAAGTACAGGAGCTGATGAAGGTGAACCGTCGCGCCCCCTCCCACACGTGGACACACCAGGACTACATTCTCACCGACAAGCTGTTTTGCGGCAAATGCGGCTCCCCGATGGTGGGCGAGTCCGGCTTCTCCCACACCGGCGCGAAGCACAGCTATTACTCCTGCGTCGGCCGCCGCAAGAAGAAGATCTGCGACAAGAAGCCCGTCCGCCAGGACTGGATCGAGCAGAAGGTGCTCGAAGCCACGCGGGATCTGCTGGCCGACGACGCCCTGCTGGACTTCATCGCGGAGAAGACCTTCGCCTATTACCTGGCCGTCAACGGCAGCGAGGACCAGAAGACCGTCCTGGAGAACGAGCTCGCCTCCGTGAACACCTCCATCGACCGCCTCATCAGCGCCATCGAGGCCGGCGCCTTCAACGACCGGATCAAGTCGCGCCTGGACGACCTGAACGCCCAGAAGGCGCAGCTCGCCGCCTCCATCGCGGAATTGGAGCTCGCCTCCGGTTTCCGCATGACCCAGGAGCACATCGCCTTCTTCCTCCGCGCCTTCCGCGACGCCGACTTCAACGACCGCGCCTGCCAGAAGCGCCTCATCCAAACCTTCGTCAATGCCGTCTTCGTCTACGACGACAAGATCCGCATCGTCTACAACTACACCTCCGACAGCAACACCGTAACCCTCGACGCCATCGAAAGCCTTGACGTCACCGACGCCGCAGGGTTCGTACACAGTACAGAATGCTCCACTATAGCGATCAGGTACGAACCCGGAATCATCGTTTTCGGCGCAGTATTCATGATCACGATCGAAATAGACCTGAGCGCCTGACAGCGTTCAGGTCTATTTTCTCCCATCAGAAAAGCCGCTCCCCAAAGGGTGCGGCTTTTGTCGTGCTATTCGCCTTCAGGCGGGTGCGCTTCGCGGCCCTTCGCGGTCTGGATCACTTCCACCGCGAAGGTCTTCAGCGCGGACAGTCCCGCGCACGCTGCGCTCAGCAGGGCGGACTTCCAGGCTGCCCCGGCGAAGGTGTCAATCGTGATCGTGGCCGGCAGGGCCACCAGGAAAGCCTCCAGGAAAGTCCACAGTGCGCGCTCCAGGATGTTCTTCCAGTTAATCATACTGTTCCCTCCTCACAGTCCGAACTTGCCCAGCGCCAGGCCGATGACCGCGGCGAGGATCGCCCACAGCACCTTCGCGCTGACGTCCTCCCATTTTTTGGCCGGCTTCTGTTTGATTGCCTCGACGTCGCCCTGCAGCCCGGCGACGTCCTTTTGCATCTGCCCCTGCTGCAGCGCCAGCTCTTTCACGGAGATTGCCAGGTCGTTGATGCTCTCCATCATTTTCTGCTGCTGATCCACGCGGCTGAAAAGGGTCTTGATCTGCTCCGAGTGCCGGACGACCGCCTCCTCGATGTTCTCCATCTGCTCACCCCTCTCAGACGCTCTTGGCCGCCAGGGCCGCGCGCTTGTATGCGAGATCGGCGTCAAACTCGCGCCGCTTCTCCGCGAGATCCTCCCAGTAGGCGTACTGGTTCCAGGCGTTGTTGTAGTCGGTGTTGTACTGCGCCAGCTGGTCGGCATAGCGCTGGTATTCCGTCTGCTGTCCCGCCCGCAGGTCGTTCAGGCGCTGATGCCACTCGGCCCGGTCGCTGTCGTACATGGAGCGGTTCCGGTCCTCCATCTGTCCCAGGGCGGACAGGTTGGAGCGTATCTCGCTGCCCTCGGTGTCGTAGCGGTCTTTCGCCGCGTTGTACAGCTCCAGCGCCTTGTCGTTCATGCCGTTCATCGTGTCGGCATAGGCCTGCTGGCCGGCCCGCGCCGCGTAGGAGGAGCCATAGCCGCCGGTCAGCGCCGCCGCCTGGCCCATCGTGTCCTGCATGCCGCGCCTGGCCTGATCCTGGTATCGCGCCGCGTACTGCCGGTAGAGCGGGTCCTCGCTCTGCGCATAGCGGAACTGCCTGTTCTGCAGGCGGTCCATCAGTGCGTCCATCTGCGGGATGTATTTCGGGTCATACGCCGCGTAGGGGTTGGCCTCCATCTCGGCGATCCGCCCGGCATAGGTGTCGTTGAGCATCGGCCTCTGCAGGCCGTTCATGCGCTCCAGCGCGGTCTGCTGCGCCGTCGGAGCTGCCGCAGCTGCCGCCTCGGCCGCCGCGGCCGTCGTTCCGGTCGGGAGGCCCGCCCGTCCACCTGTGTACATGGCCAGCTTATCGCCGGCCAGGCTTGTTGTGCCCGCACTTCCGCCGCCTCCGCCGCCGGACGAGCGGTTCCCGCCGTAGTTGTCCGGCAGTGCCAGGAAAGCCTTGTACTTGTCGATCGCGCTCTGCGTTGCTGCCGGTTTGTTTCCGCCAGTCGTTCCCGTTGTCGTCGGTGTGCTTGTCACGGGGTGCTGAATCTGTCCTGTCGGCGTGTAGGTCACGGTGTTGCTCTTGTTTCCGTCAGCTGACACATAGGGTGTGCCCGTCGCCTTTGTCGTGTTCTTGTTGCCGCCCAGGCCGAGCCATCCGCCGACAGTCTGCCCGATAGCCGACAAGGTTCTGGTTGCAGGGTTATTCGTCAGCCAGTCGTTTTTCTTCTCCGACATCGGTTATCTCCTCCCTTCCCGTCCGTATTCGCTCGCGGCCTCGACGCACCAGCTCATGTGGTGCAGCATGCAGGGGCCCGTGCCGCTCAGCTCGACCTGGAAGCGGTCGCAGCGCTTCGGCCAGATCGGCAGCGTATAGCGCCGCTTGCCCTCGCAGCGGATGTCCGCGACCTCCGCCCAGTCCTCGTTGTCCTTCTTCAGCCGCACCACCGTGTGGCAGCCGCGGTCCATCTCCAGCAGCAGCTGGATCTTCCCGACGCGCTTGTTGTCCGGCGTCGTGGTCAGGATCTCGCCCGTGCGCATCAGCCATGGCACGGCCTCGTCCGTCTCCTCGCCTCCGGACACAGCGGCCAGCGGGCCGTCGCCCATGGACGCCGCCTTCTCCGCCTCGCCGTAGCTGTCGGACGGCAGCGCCCACACGTTGCCCTCGGCGTCCAGCATGTAGAGCACGCTGCCCAGCGTCGCGAAGCCCAGGGCATGGCTGTCGTCCTCACGCAGCCAGTAGCCCGTCACCGTGTCGTAGACCATCAGGTGATAGCTGCCCCCGTCGTCCCTCGCGCTCAGGTACATGCGCCGGTCCAGCGCCCCGGCCACGCCCTGCGTGAGATGCCAGGTGCCGAACGCGCTCGACGCGCCGTAGACCGCGGAGGAGTCGTACCGGCACACATCGAAGGGGCTCTTGTAGTAGAGCAGCTCGTTGATCCGCACGATGCTGTCCCCGCTCCCCTGCTCGATGCCGCGCAGGTTGTCCACCGTCATCTGGTAGTTGCTCGGCATGGTGCCGTAGATTTTCGTGATGCAGTCGCTCTTGAAAAAGCACACGCTGGAGTTAATCACCGCCGCGCCCGTGAAGATGCCCGGGCTGCCGACGGTCACCGCGTAGGAGTCCGTGGAGATCCCCGCGTACTTGTACCAGTTGGTCGGGTCGCCCAGGGCGCAGGCATAGATCTCATGCCCGTCCGCGGAGCAGCCCCACAGCCGGTTGTTGTGTTCGATCACGAAGGGCATGTCCGGGCATTTGCGCGCCGTCACGATCTCGCCCTCGACCTGTGTCTCCTCCGCGATGATCCCCGTGAAGACGATCTTGTCCGCCTCCGCGTAGCTGAGCACCCAGGTGCCGTCCAGCAGGCCCAGGCCGGTCACGTCCACCGCGTCCTCCGCGCGCAGCCCCGCGCCGATGCCCGCGGCCTCGACGCAGACGTGCGTGGTGTATTCCTCCACCCACATCTGTGCGCTCTCGCTCCAGGTCTTCATGACCAGCGGGGTTGCGGAGATGTCCAGCCACATGTCGCCGTTCTGCGGATTCTCCGGCGCGGTCGCGCTCTTCGTGTACCCCGTATAGGGCGTGCCGTCCGCCTGCGCCAGGGTAATCAGCGCGCCGCTGACCGTGTTGCGCTGCTCCATGGCGCGCATCGTGCCGGTCACCGTGTCAAAGAGCACCTTGTCCGGGAAGATGGCCACGCTGGATCCGATGCCGATCATGCGCTTGTAGCTGTCCTCCACCGTGCCCACGGCCTTGCCGCCGTAGTAGAGCGTCTCGCCGTCCACCAGCAGCAGCTTGTCCGTCGCCGCGATGCCGTTCGGCTTCTCCAGCTTCGTCACGTGGTAGCGCTTCGCCCGCCGTCTTGCCGCGGGAGCCGCCGCCGTGTCGATGTTCTCCGTCCAGGCCAGCTCGCCGTTCGCGCACGCGCCTGTCATGTTCAGCCCGCGGATGTCCGTCACGGTCTCACGTGTCCGCCTGTAGGGCGTCAGCCTTGGCAGCATTTCCATCATCCTCCCGGCTCACCGGAATATGTTCTCCGGGTCGTGCCTGTGCGGCGGTCCGCCGTAGACCACATGGTGCACCTTGACGTTCAGCGGCATGTGCGTCCGGTTGTACCAGGTCACCGCGTCGTTCCACGCGGCGTTAAACAGCGCCGCGTCGTTGTTGTAGCGCTCGATCTCTCCCAGGCGCTGGTCCATCTGCGCGTAGAGATAATAGACGTATACCTCGTCCCAGGGCGACGGGATCAGCAGCTCCCGCGCGCCGTCGAAGTCCCGGCTGTAGCCCGTGAACCTTCCGCCCACCTCGCCGAAGGGAGGCTCCGCCGGGTATCTGTCCGGTTTTTCCTCCTCCTCGCGCGGCTCATGCGGGAGCGGCGGATGCTCCGCGTGATTCCACTGGCCGTCGCGCACCTCATCCACGCGCACCGGCGGCAGGATGTCGGGCCTGCCCCTGTGCAGGAAATGGTTGTAAGGCCTGCGCCTGTCGTCCGGGCCCTGCTCGTGCGTGTCGATGACCTCCGTCTGCCATCTCGTGTCGATCTGGCTCAGCCACCGCACCATCTCGCCCTTCGTCGCCTCGCCGGGCCGGTCTTCCTCCACCCGTCCGATCACCTCATCCAGGGTCATGCTCTCCACCTCCCGGCGTCGCTCCGATTTACTCGGGCTTGGTCTTTTCCTCGGTCTTGCGGACGTACTCCTCGGCCAGGCGCTCCATCATCGCGCCGCTCTGCTCGTCCTGCGACTGGCTGCGCTCGATCACCTCGGCCACATACGCGGGCACCTCCACCGGCTTGCCGCGCTGGATGAGGAAACGCTGGCCGTTCACGCTGACGAACAGATCCTCCTTGTAGCGGTCGTTGTCCTTGAACAGCTGGATCGTCACCAGCTCGTCGGGGTTGTAGGCCTTCGCTTTCGTCGCCATGGTTTTTCCTCCCGTGCTTCATTCGTCTTATTTCAAAAAAATCCATGCCCCATGCGGGGCCGCAGGGATCCCTCCCGGATCCCCGCAAAGGCCCCGCCGGAACACTTCGGGTCATTTCCCGGCGTGCGCCCGTTTGTCCGAACCCGTACGATACACAGGCTATTTGGCACATCCTGTAGTCTCGCGAGCACGGGAGCACGTCCGCCCCGGCGGGGCTGAACAGCGCGCTTATTCACTGCCGAGCATTGCTATGTGTGCGCGTTATTCCCAGATTGGTTAGTTCGCCTGCGCGGTCGCGCTGTACTTGGAGCAGCTCTCGATGCGGACCATCGCGTCCTCGTTCAGGCGGGTGGCGGCCATCGTGGACTTCCAGCCCACGGCGGCGCGCTGGTTCAGCGGATCCTCGCCATAGCCCAGAGGCTTGACGATGTGCTCCAGGCCGGCGCCCTGCAGCTCGGTCTTGCCGTAGGCGTGCGCGGCAATCACCATGGTGGAGAAGACCGCGAGGCCAGTCGGGCAGCCCGTGCCCTTGGAGATCTTCGCCTCGCTGGTGGTCAGCACGTGCACCTTGCCCACGCGGCCAACTTCGCGGTCGTACAGGCGGGCGCCGTTCTGCTGGCGCTGCCAGTCCTTCCATTCCTCGTTGCGCATCAGGTCGTAGGCCACGAACGGATGCATGATGGCGACGTAATCCTCGCCGCCCTCGATGCCGTCGTTGTCCATCGCGTCCAGCTGCGTTGCGGCCTGGATCAGCAGGTCGGGGGTCATCAGGCAGGTGGCGTCCAGGTTGGCGCGGCTCGTCACAGCGGTGCCGTCGCCCTTGGGCGCGTACTGCACAGTCGTGCCGCCCACGACCACTTCGCGCACGATGGTGTCCAGCGTGCGGCCGGCCTGGCTGCCCAGCAGCTTGGTCGCCTGCACCACCAGGTCGTCCAGCGCGGCCAGCTTGATGATGTCGCTCAGGCGGATCCAGTCGCCGTACTGGTGGATCGCGCCCTTCACGACGCTCATGTTGAGGTTGTTGCCGTCAGGCGTCACGCCCTCCGTCAGGGGGGTCAGGGCTTTGGGCAGCTTCGTAAACTTGCGCCACTCGAAGCTGGTGCCGGTGTGATCCGGCAGCGGGTACTCGTCCGCGTACTTCGCGTAGAGCAGCTTCGGCTCGGTGTTCTCGAGCAGGCGCTTGAAATAGTATTCCTTGATGTCGTCAGCCAGTGCTGCGAGGGTAGTAACCTGAGTCACGGTTGGCATGCTATCAGCTCCTTCTTATCGTCCTTTGATGCTTGCGAACATGTCCGGCGTGATGGTTTCGCCCCTGGCCACGCGGCGCTCGATCTCCCGGACCTGTTCCTTGGTCAGACTGTTCACGTCCACCTTGGCCTTCTTGCCCGGGTTCGTCCCCGCCCCGTTCTCCTGGGGCCGCATCCCGTTCGCGCGGATGCTGTCCTGTGTGCGCTTTGCCCCGCGCTGGTAGGCGCTCATGAGGCTGCCGCCCACAACGTCGTCAAAGTGCAGCACCTGGAAGGCGTGCTCCAGGCTGATGCCGCGCCGCAGCATCTCAAACAGTTCCCCGTTCGATGCCTCGATCTCGGCGTCCAGGTCAAACTCCGGATAGGTTTCCTTCAGCTTGGCCTCTTCCGCCCGCCACTGCATCACCTGCTGTGCCTGCTCCTGCTGCACCCGCAGGGCCTCCTGCTGTTCGCGATAGGCCTGTATCTGCGCGTCTTTCTGTTGGAGCGCTTTCCACGTCTCCACATCCATGCCGCGCTTCATGGCCTCTTCCTCGTAGTAGTGGTCGTCGTTGGTGATGGCCTGCGCCAGCGCCTCCAGATCGTCCGTGCCGTAGTTCTGCGCCAGCACCTTCAGCGCCGGCTGCAGCTTGGCCAGGTTTTCCTCGGCGGCCTTGGCGTTTTTCAGCCTCCCCTTCACGGCCTTCTCTACACGTTCATTGCTCCAGGCGTTCAGGTCGTCCTTGAATTCGCCCTTCAGCAGCTCCGCGAACCTTGCGGCCCTGTCCTTCTGGCTCTCGGCGGCAGAGGCGTCCTGCTCGCCCTGCGCGTCCTCCGGCTCACCGGTTGGCGCGTCGTTTACGCCCTCGGCAGCGGCGTCCTGCCCGTTTACGCCCGCTTCTCCGCCGGAGGCCCCACCGTCTCCCGCGGACAGACAGCGCCAGAAAACATGTCTGAAATCGAACATTCCGTGTCTCCTCTCTGTACTTGCAACAGGTTTGAGGTTTCCCTCTGTTCACACCTTATCAACAACCTGTGCACGAATGAGAGACCCCAATCCGGCATTTTCCGAACTTTTCATAAAAAAATCCGTCCGCGTTTCCGCAGGCGGATCCCGGCGTCTCATTCCCACGCCTTGGTCGTTTTGGTCTTGCTTGTCTTGTTCGTCTTCTGGGTTTTCTGGGTCTTGTTCTTCTTGGCGTTGCTCTTCTTGATGATGGTCTCGATGCTGCCCGCGCCGTAGCCCATGGCCTTCAGGCACTTGCGCACGTTCTCCTCGTTGTCCGCCG